CGTAAAAGAGAAACCGCCTGTCTCAACCCTTCCCGAGCCAGACGAAGAAGAGACAACACCGTCTACTCTTCCTGATGACAACGACAGCGGTAACAGCGGCTTCGACGATGCCGACGGTCAAGGAGAAACAGAAGAACTCCAACCGACAGAAGAGCAAGACAACTCAGAGAATGAGCAAGGTCAAGAAACGGGTTCATCACTGGATACTTTATCAGAAGAAGAAATTGATAAAGGAATAGAGAATTTTGAATCGGTTCTCAAAGATGCGTCTAATGAAGAACTTCTTGAAGTGGTCGTCAATCTACTTGATTCTGTATCGGAAGACAAAATTTCAGAAGTTGTTGAAAAGATAATTGAATCTATCGCTGAAGTAGAAAACCCAAAGGCCCTGACCGATGAGCAAAAAGAACAAATTGTCGCAGTCGTCGCTGCAGTTATTGAAAATGGCGTAACTGAAGACGTGGCAGAGACACTGGCATCAAACGGTGCCGTTCTTGAGTCTGTATCCGAGGAGCAGGCAGAGGCAGTTTTTGAGCAAGTGAACGCAGAGAATCTCACGGATGAGGTTGCTGAAGAAATCGTAAATGCCGTTCAGGATGCACCATCAGAAATCAGGGAAGTCTTTGAAGACGTTGTTGATTTGTTTCAGGGTGCTTTTGACGGGTACAAGATGTTGAATCAGAATATTACTGTTGGTGAGCGGCGCACAGTTGTTGCGGCCGGACTTTTGACGGCATCTGCGGCTTCCCTTGCGGCTTCCAGTGGCACGGCTGGTGGTTCATCGTCGCCCGGTTCAAATTCCCCAACCGCGAACAGGGACACTGCGGCTAGACGGGAAGACGAGGAGGAAGAGCCTCAGGGTGAAATCGCGGGCGATGGTTTAGATTGGATAAAGAAAATCAGCATCTTTAGGTATGTCAACGGAGTGAAAGTGATGGACTGGAAAGCATTTTTTAAGAAGTTTTCATACGGCCTGATGAATATGGGTTTTACCATTGCGGGCTCTCTCGTTGTTTATCTGACCCTGTCCGGCCCTATTCAGAAAATTGCCGGAATCTCCACGATTTTGGCTATTGCCGCCTCAATGTGGCTACACATGAGGGAGCCGAGTAACGATTAATCACCCCTATCTGTTGCTATAATGAACAGGTAACCCAACTATCAACGAGGTAAAAATGCTCCCCAACAGAGACGTTCTTGACATGGCCAAACGTGAATGCAAAGGTGATGCGTCACCGGAAGAAATAGCGTGGTTGCATGATGAGGAGAACCGCATCGCGTGGTGTCATGCGCTGATTACGGCTCTCTCGGATTCTGATTCCCAGATGGTTTTCCATAAAACCAGGATTGAAATGATGGCCAAAGATGTTGAGTTGGGGCTGAAGGACCATAACGATTTCGATGAAGAGAAACTAAAGTTCGACGAATGGCTTCGCAAGGCGCAGCGTTATCGAAACGGTATCAATAAACGACTGTCAGAAGTCAAGACAATCCTCAGCAATCTAGATTCCCTAGAAATAGTTGAAGAGAATACTCGTCTGAGCAGAGCAATAATTGAGCACAAAAGGGCTTCGTTCGAGGGCGATTACACCGCCGAGCCGCACGACATTCGCCTGTGGTCGACGATAATCGACAAGTAGACAGATACGACACCTCACTGCTTGCCAAAGCGGTGCGTGCGCTCGCCCACGTTTGTGACGGTGCGGAGTCAACGGATAAGGTTGGGTTCAATAAGGCTGATGCCAGATACGGCACGATGCTTGCCCTTACATCAGAATCCAGGTGGAACGAGGTTGTCATTTATGAGGCATGGTGCATGCTTGCCAAGTACCAGTCGCAACTCTCATCCCTCGGCCTGACATACGACGAAATACCCGCACCACGCAGGCCCAATAATTTTTTGGTCGGCTTCAACGAAATGATTGCCGCCGATGGCGGCTCGCAAAGAAACAGCGTTTCTACCAACGGCGAAATATTCGTAATTAGGTGCGAATACGACGAGCAACTGATTGAGGAAGTTCGCAAAATAACTGGGGCGTCATGGAACAACAAAGCACTCGTATGGGTGGCACCGTTGTCAAGCGAGTCAGAAGTCGCTAAACTGGTATCGGAGTACAAATTCAATACCTCAAAGGAACTTAACAATATGAGCGCGATTCAAGGTGAACTCGTCTTAGGCGAGCGCAAGATAACAATGTCAAAAAGCGGGCGCTTGCTTCTGGAATTTCCATATCAGCCCGATGTCGTGGCTGCAGTAAAGGATATCCCTGGTCGCCTATGGGATGTCAAGAAGCGGGTCTGGTCTGTTCCTCCGGTCTTTATGGTCGTCGAAGTTGCAGATAGGTACGGATTTTCTATATCCGATACGTTGCGCAAGACGCTCCTAACGTCCGCCAAGCGTGAGGCAGAACTCTTGGAAAAGTCTGCGTCAACTGATGCGGAAGTGGAAATCGCGACCCTTCAAGGAACGCTGATGCCCTACCAAAAAGCCGGGGTTGTCTACGCTTCCTCAGTTGGAAGATGTCTCATTGCCGACCAGATGGGTCTCGGCAAGACAGTAGAGGCAATAGCAACGCTTGAGTTGCGCGACGCATTCCCAGCCGTGATTGTATGCCCGGCATCGCTTAAGGAGAACTGGAGACGAGAAATAAACAAGTGGCTGCCGCACCGCTCGGTCAATATCGTTTCCGGCAAGAGCGACATAGTCAACTGCGATGTCAATGTGGTGAACTACGACATTTTGTACAAGTTTGTAGAGCCGATACAACACCTGGGGGTGAATGGGGTTGTTCTTGATGAGTCCCACTACGTCAAAACATCATCTTCCAAGAGAACTAAGGCCGCCAAAGAAATAGCCACAGGTGTTTCGAAGTCGGGGATTGTGTTGTTATTGTCCGGTACTCCCGTTACGAACAGACCCTCGGAACTGGTCAGTCAATTGGAAATCATGGGCATGCTCGGACGTTTTGGAGGGAAGTGGGCATTCTTGAAGCGTTATGCGGGTGCTCATCACAACGGATTCGGTTGGGATACGAGTGGCGCCAGCAATCTGGGAGAACTAAATACAAAACTGCGTCAGAACTGCTATATCAGACGAACAAAAGACGAAGTGCTAAAAGAACTACCGGACAAGAGCCGGAACATCGTGCATCTCGAACCGGGCGGCAAGGGTTATAGGGAATACGTTTCCGCAGAGGACGACCTTGTCTTGTTCCTAAGGGAGCATGGTTACAAGGCAAAAGATTCCTCGGAACATCTGGCGAGGACGCAGGTTCTAAAGCGTCTTGCCGCATGGTCGAAGATGGATGCCGTGGAGGAATGGATTGATTCGTTCCTCGAGTCTTGCGACCGCAAACTTGTCGTTTTCGCGCACAACGTCGATGTCGTCGACCACTTGGCGGAAAAGTATGGCAACCTGCGAATTAGTGGTCGTGACAATCTTGATGAAAGACAGGCTGCTGTTGATGCTTTTCAGGCTGACCCGAAAGCGAGAGTGATTGTTCTGAATCTGCAGGCTGGCGGTGTTGGTATAACACTGACCGCCGGCTCGGACGTTGTATTTGTTCAGATGGGTTGGACTCCAGCAGAACATGACCAAGCAGAGGATAGGTGTCATCGAATCGGACAGAAGAACAATGTCCAGGCGTGGTATCTGCTTGCGTCGGGAACGATTGACGAAGATATTTACGATTTGGTTGACGCAAAACGTGTTGTCGTTGACGCGGTGACCGAAGGTGATGAAATTGAGCAAGAATCTCTCATAAAAGACCTTATGAAACGACTGATTGAGAAAAAATCCAACTAGACCATAGTTCGACTATACGCATCCTTGGTTGAGACTGTAATCGGCCGCTGCGGCCCTCAACAAAGGAGCAATCCATGGATAAGAAGAGTCAGAGTATTGACCAAGTCATCAAGGGTGGTGCCCTCGGTGTCGTCGTTTATCTTTGTGACAAGTACAACGTCGATGCGACCCTCACGGCTCTCCTGATGCCGGCAGCCGCTTATGTATTCGCGTTGGCCAGCACCAAGATTGGTGACCCGAATGTTGCGTCATTTCTAACCAAAAAGCCGGAACAAAAGAAGGAGACTGCCAAGAAGTAGGTATCGCTACCTCGGAGTGTGCGCCCAGTGCGTAAACATTCCGCTGGGCGTGCACTCTGGCCGATAAACCATGCAACTTATCAAGAACGTAGTTCTCCGTATTATCGCGACGTTTGTTGTGACTGGTCTTGGCGTTATTGGCGCCGGCACCATTGCTGGCGTGTCGATAGAAAAGGCAGTATTTATGGCCGGAATCGGCGGCGTGGCGAATGTTCTTGAGGGGTTGGCTCGTGCTTTCTTGACCGATGGAAAATTGTCGGAAGAAGAAGTGAACGAGGTATTCAGCAAGGTCGAACAAGAAAACCCATCGGGCGCTTAGGAGACAGACAATGTCGGATTTGTACATCAAGAAACTCACACCTCCTGCTGACGTAGCCGGTCACAAGCCCGGTCGTTTCCCCGATTCTTTGCTCGCCAAAGTTGACGGCGGTCGTCTCCACTGGCGTGCTGCCAATGCGTGGAAGGCAATGAAAGCCGCTGCACAAGCAGAAGGAATGGAGTTGAAACCAACATCATCAGGAGACCTGTATCGCTCGTACGAGTCTCAATTGCGTGTGTTTCTTGAACGATATCAAAAGGAAGCAATACCCGGCGCAAGCACCCGGACCTTTGAGGGTGTAAAATGGTACAAAAAGTCCGAGAAATTGGCCAGCCTTGCGGCACCGGGTACGAGTCAGCACAATAGCGGCCTGGCTGTTGACGTGCATACTGCGAGCGGACCACGCTTGAAGTGGATGGTGGATAACTGTGCAAAGTTCGGGTGGAGTTGGGAAGTTGTCCCAGAAGAACCATGGCATATTCGTTATACAGAAGGTGATAATGTTCCCGAGGCAGTAAAAGCATGGGCGGATGCAAATCCAACAGAAGTTTGTGCTCCTGGTGAAACATCTTCAGCCCCGGCTCCAACCCCCGCTTCTGCTCCGGCTCCGACGCCCGCTCCTGCCAAGGAAGAAAACGGTGCGGTCAAGCGTGGAAAAGCAAATGCCGCCGCAAATCCAGTCCTTAAACTCGGTTCTAGAGGCAGCGCTGTTCGCAAATTGCAGGAACTCCTGAACAAGGCGGGCATTAAATGCACAACAGACGGTGATTTCGGACCAAAAACAGAGGCCGCGGTAAAGGAGTTTCAGAAAAAGGTATCCCTGCCAGAGACCGGAGTCGTCCAAAACAAGACATGGATGATGATAAATCCGTAAAGAATACTCCGCCTATACAAACAAACGTGTGAGACTTCATGAGTGTTGGCAACAACACATCAGCAGATAACAAAGGAGTCATAAAATGGCTGCGAATAATTCCACAATCACTTTTGACGTTCACGACTGCAAGGTCTACCCCGTCACCGCAGATGCATCGGGCGGTATCACATACGGCGCTGCCGTTGATGTTCCCGGTATTCAAGAGGTTTCGGTCGAGCCGAACTTTATCAGCGTCGAGTTGAAGGGTGACGGAAAGGTTCTTGCCAAGAAGGGCAAGATTGACCGTCTCAACTTCTCAGCGACGTACAGTGAACTGAGCCTCCCGGTCATCGCCGTTTTGTTCGGCGGTTCGGTAACCACGGGTGGTGCGGGTGCTGCCGAGACGGCAGCGTATTCATTCGATGGCGACTCACTTCCAAACTTCAAGATTGAAGTGCTCGTCAACGACTTGGAGAGCGACCTCGCCGAAATGATATTTGTGTTGAACAAGTGTCAGATTACCGGTGGAACGATTATGTCAGGTTCGACAGACAACTTCTCGACTCCGTCATTCGATGCGGAAGCAATTCTGCCCATCGCATCGGGCCTCGGGTTCGGAACGATTACCCTGTACGAGACCGCTGTCGGCCTGTCCGGCTGATAACTAAATAATCCTGCTGGCGTAACGCCAGTCTTGGGGTCGTGCACAGCCCCAGGACTGGCGTTTGCGTACATATGGGGTGGTGTGTAGTCTGTTCACATGGACTATTCACCAGTAATACTCAAAAACAAGGGCGTTCCCTGCGAGTTTGTCAAGACACAAAAATCTGGCGATGTGTGGGAGCGGGTTTACAAAGAAGACGGCGAGATAGAAAAAGTTACATATCACGTCAAGTTTACAAATAACGCCATTTCGGACATCGAACTTCATTTCAATGGGCTAGAAGCGTGGCAAGAAAAATTAGAAAAACTTCCAATCACGACCGTAAGACAGACTCTTGCGTTTGCTCTTCGAAAAGACGTTTTGGAAATTGGAGAAGCCATGCTCGATGGCGAGGTGGTGATGTACTCAAATGTTGTGGGGACGGCGTGGTCAATAGCCAATGGCGTGGACCCTACGATAGCGAGTCGTATGCTCTGGCAGAGCGTAGGGCTCGCAAACGAGCAAAGAGAAACTCTAAACAAAGAACTGAGCAAGAGTTTAGAAAAAATCGATTCCTCCCTTGGGCTGAGTGGTACGGACTCTGGTCCCAAACGAGCCAGCCGCTCCAAGAATTCTGGGAATTGAGCCCCGCCCAGTGTGCCTGCGTTTTTGAGGCAAAAGGCTGGATGAAGAAGCGTGCAGGCGCTGAGCAAATGATGGCCTTTGCTGCCCAAATGGGCATACAGGTGCAGAAGAACTAGACATTTTGCCGTTTGCGTATTTGACGCGGCTATGAGAAAATAATCGTATGCCGGCATCAGCAGCAGGCGGTGTACCGCCGATTCACGTATCAGTTCGCATCACCACCACTGGTGCTGCGAGTGCTGCTCGCGCAATGAGCAGCGTAACAAAAGCGTCTGGCGGAATGTCAAGAGGAATGGCAACCGGCGTAATTTCGGCCAGAACATTGGGCGATGCGATGCGAATGAGTGCGTCGCTTATGAAATATACGGTTGCTGGCGCATTCATGAAAGTGGGGACTGCGGCTGTTCAGGCCGCCCGTAATTTCGAACTTTCATTCTCGCGCATTCGTGGTCTAACTGGCATGGCCCAAGACTCGGTCAATGCAATGAAAGAGGATGTTTTGGAAATGGCAACCAAAACTACGCGCGGCCCAGAAGAACTTGCCGAAGCGCTTTATTTTGTTACATCTTCAGGTTTGCGCGACGCAACAGTAGCAATGGATGTCTTGGAACAGGCAGCCAAAGCATCTGCTGCTGGTCTTGGCGAAACAAAAACTGTTGTGGATGCCGTCACTTCGGCAATGAACGCTTATGGTCCAGCAAATATGAGTGCTGCTCGTGCAACTGATGTTCTGGTCGCAACTGTACGTGAAGGTAAAGCAGAAGCCGACACATTTGCACCAGCCTTCTCAAAGGTTCTGCCAGTCGCAGCCGCATTCGGTGCATCATTCGAAGACGTTGCGGCATCAATGGCAGCACTTACACGTTCTGGCATGACTGCCGGAACCGCAGGTATTTATGTGCGTCAGGTCCTTTCCCAGTTGCTAAAGCCGTCTAAGCAAGCATCCGACACGTTGACTCAAGTGGGGACAAGCGCGGAACAAGTGCGAGACAATATCCGCAAAAAGGGAATGTTTGCTGCTTTGCAAGAACTTTCTACTCAACTTGGTGGAATAGACCAAGGCGCTTCTAAATTTGCCAAGGTATTTGGAAACGTCCGCGCCCTCACTGCAATGCTTCAATTGGTGGGACCAGCAGCAGCAGAAAACGAACTGATTTTTGAGCGACTCCAGAATTCCACTGGCGATTTGTCTGATGCTTTTGCAGCATATGAGGAGACAACAGATGCAAAATTCAATAAAGCCTTAGCCTCAAGCCGTGTTGCGCTTATTGAAATTGGAGATGCCATCAAGCCAGTTGTTACAAGTATTTTGACCGTGGCCGAAAAGTTCACCTACTTTGCAAAACTTGTGCTCAACAATCCGCTTGGTAAAGGATTCTTAACAATTGCTTCTGTGGCAACACTTGCTGTTGTTGCTCTTTCTGCGACAATGAAAACTACTTCTGCATTAATTCGCTTGTTTGCGAACCTTACAATGACCATGACCGGCAATCACATTATGTACAACGCTAATGAAAAAGCGTTGTATCGACTTGTAACCGCAAAGATGACGGTAAGCGCAGCAACAAAAACAATGACTCATGGAACTGCAACATATGCCGCAGTGACAATGAGTGCGACTGGTGCGGTAAAAGGCCTCACCAAAGCGTTGTATACACTTGCCAAGAACCCTTACTTCCTTGCTATCTCTGCATTTATTGCGCTTACGACTACCGCATTTATGTTTTCTAGAAAAGCGCGCAAAGAAACTGACGAACTCATAAACGGGGTTTCAAAAGTTACTGACGTTCTCGATGAGCAAGTAAAATACGCTAAAACAACATTTAAGTTTGATGTAGAAGGGAATCTTGACGAAGAAACCCAAGGCGCAGTAGGTAGAATCCGCGACCAAATTGAAGAGATGTCGCCTGGTTTTAACGACAGAATCAGGGACACATTTCAAGATTTGGGCGAAAAATCAGGAATAGCCTATCTGCAGTCGTTGATGGCTTCGGTTTTTGGCGGAATGACAGAAGATACAAAATCTAAACTTATTGCCTATTTTAAAGACGAGTTTAATATTTCGACAAAAGAATGGTCAGAAACAATTGGATTTGAAAATATTTCTGGAGATGCTGCCACTGATGCGTTTCTGCAATCGGTTGCGTTGGGCGCAGGAAGCGTAAGTGAAGAATTCGGCAACGCGCTCCAGGCTCGCAGCGGTGGCGCAGTGGCATCATTTAACGACTTTGTAGGCGAACTGCAGGGAAGAGTAGACCCAATAACCCTTCAGTTTGATATGAGCGGTGGAGCAGACCTAGCAATTAAAGATTTTGCAAATGCAATCGGCGACAATCTTCAAGCGACCGAAGGTGCTTTGCAGCCAATGCTCTTTGCTCTAGGGAAACTTGATGAGGCAGGAATTTTAACTTCTGGAACGATGGCTGACATTCTCGGCCCGGCCCTAAACGGTCTCGAAGGTAGTTTAAATGTTGCCAAAGAAGAATCCGGCAATCTTTTTAATGTGTTTAAACACGGAGATAATGAAACTGCACTAACGCGAATGATTCAAAGAACTACCGGTCTTGGTACTGCCGCTGCCAACGTCAAGTTTGAACAAATAAAAAAAGAGATGTTGAAAATCAAGCCTGGTGCAGACACGGCGGTCGAATCTTTCCGCATATTGCGTAATGCATTGTTGGGAAGCATGAATGCTTCTAAAGGGGTTGCGGGAGTCAATGAAGATGTCGCCGCATCGTACCAAGCGCTCCGCCAAGAAATAAGCGACACGATTACAGAATATAATGACCAAACAGGTGTTTTGAAACAACTAGAAGATGCCCAGCGCGCTTTGCTTGGAATAAACCTTACACAAGAAGAGTCTTATCGCGACCTTCTTGATTCATATCAAAATCTAAAAGATGGTCTTGCTGACGGTGGGGCTTTTAATGAACTGACCGAAAATGGAAGAAAGAATCGCGAGGAATTGCAAAAATCCGCGATGGCTGTTGCCGCATGGGCAAATACTTATTACGTGGAAACGGGAAATGCTGCGGAGGCTGGCTTGAAGTTCCAAGAAGGAATTAATGCGCTTCTCGCCAATACCGGAGCCAACGGAAACGAGGCTCAGGTTCTTCTTAAACAATTCGGATTCACTCCAGATTGGTTTGCTAAATCAATTATTGCCGGAGAAGAAGAAGTAACTAAAGAATCTACAAATCTTGGCAAGGACGTAATGGAGGGCATCAAGTTGGGCATTGACGTAAATGCCGCTGGCGTTTCTCAGACACTTATTACCGCACTGCGCGGCATTGTGATTAAGGCTGAAGAGGAACTTGGGGTTAAGAGTCCATCAAAAGTGACCGCAGACAAACTTGGTATCCCAATGGCTCAAGGTATTGGTGCTGGATTCAAGAAGGAACTAAAAAATCAGAGTGGTGGAATGGCCAAAGACTTGAATACCGCAGTTTCCAAAATGTATACAGGGAAATACGACCAAAAAGGTGTTCAAAAGTTTTTCAAAGACTTTCTCGACAAAAAGAAAAATGTCGAGACACCAGCGCAAGATTTTGTCAAGGCAACCATCGGACGCATGAAGGATATTATTGGCTCACTTGGCAATTACATTAAATCTCAACTAAGTTTCCGTGACGCGCAAGCGAATCTTGCCAAGTTAATTAATACGCAGCGCAAGTATGATGATGAC